GCGGTGTACTCTCCATATGGTAAAGAATGTAGGGAACTTTGGACAGTACCAAGCGGCTATAAACTAGTGGGAGTAGACGCAAGTGGTATTGAGTTAAGAATATTATCTCACTATATGAATAACAAGGAGTATATTAATGAAGTCACTAATGGAGATATACACAGTACAAATCAAGCTATTGCAGGGTTGGAAACAAGAGATACTGCGAAGACATTTATCTATGCGTTCATTTATGGAGCAGGTAACAGAAAGCTCGGAACTATCTGTGGAAGGTCTGAAGGTTATGGAAGACAGATTAAAGAGAGATTTCTTAGAGGTCTCCCAAGTCTTGCAAAGCTCAGAACAAGAGTGGATGCAGCTACTAGAAAAGGTTTCCTCAAAGGTCTCGACAAAAGATGCCACATCATCAGACAAAAGCACTCAGCCCTCAACACCCTCATCCAAGGAGCAGGAGCAATCGTGATGAAGAAAGCTCTTGTCATTTTAGATAAGAGTATTGATGATAATAATATTGATGCTTTACCTGTAGCAAATGTACATGATGAGTTTCAATATCAAGTAAAAGAAAGTCAAGCTGAAAAGTTTGGAGAGTTAGCTGTGCAATCTATAGTAGATGCCGGTATTAAATTAGGACTACGATGTCCGTTAAATGGGGAGTACAAAATTGGCAACAACT